GCGCGACTTCATCGCCATGTGGGACCAGAAGGTCACCGGGGGCAAGGGCGGCGAGCCGTCGCCCATGTCGGTGGTGCGCGTGCAGCGCGGTCAGGTCGAACCCGGCAACATCGACGTTTCCAAGCAGCCGCGCGTCAGGAACGCGGACGGCACGGTCAGCACGGTGCGCTCGGCTTCCTTCAGTCTGGAGGACGGCAAGAACGTGCTCATTCCGACCGTAGCGCACGACGGCAGCGGCATCCTGTCCGATCAGGCCGCGCTCGACCAGTTCCGCACCAGCGGCAAGCACCTCGGGGTGTTCGACAGTTCATCGGCGGCGGACGAGTACGCGCAGAGGCTGCACGAGAGCGAGGCCCGGTCAATCGCCTCGGGCGAAAAGGCCAAGCCGGTGCAGGTGGCGGGGGCCGAGGGGCTGGGCGGCACCAGCGCAGCGCCCTTGCTCGGGCAGACCCCGAAGGAAATGCGGCAGAGCGAAGAACATTGGGACGCGCGCATGCGCTCGGTGCAGGCCGAACGCGAGCGGCTTAGGACGCAGGTGCGCAAGGCCGCCGAGGACGACTTCAAGCAGGAAGAAATGGCAGCCAAGGCGCACGGGCAGGAAGGCGTCAACGGACGCTGGACCCCGCAGGCGGTGATGATGGTGTTCGGGCCGCATGACGGCACCCGGATTTTGGCGGAGCGCGAGGCGAACCTGTCGTACCACGGCAGCACGCAATGGGGGCCGGACACGACCCCGGAGCAGATGCAGCGCGATCTGGAAAAGCTGAACCCGCAATTCGTGGACCCGCAGGACCCAGCATTCTTGCAGCGCACAAAAAACTACCAAGAAGCCGCGCTCCTGATGACCAAGACCATCGAGGCCAACAACAAGCGCATCGCCCGCCTCGGGGTCGAGAAGATGAAGGAACTCACCGACGCCGCCTTCAGCGGCAAGGAGGTGACGCAGCAGATGATTGACGAGCGCAAGCAGTTCCTGTCCGATCACCAACTGCACACCGCCTATACCCTGCGCGACAAGCCGCCGACCCGCGACGATCCGGGGGCGATGATCCAACTGGAGAACGATGTCCGCGCGCAGCCGCCCGCCGAATTCAACGCGACCTTGCAGGCGGCCATCCGTAACCGCAGCATCGACGGCACCAAGGCGGGCGAACTGGCACGGCGCAACGCCGACGCTTGGCGGCAGGGCCTGAAGCCGCCGGTCGTTTCCGCGCGCGATCACATTCATGGCGTGCTCACTCCCGGCGTGGCGGGGCTGGAGGGCGAGGACGCCCGCAAGCGCATGGAACTGGCGCTGCGCGAATATGACGACTTCACCAACGACCCGGCCAACAAGCCGCTACTCGACAACCGGGCAGCCATGTTCAACAAGGCTGACGACATCATCCGGCGTGCGCGCGATGACACCGCCGCAGCGGTACGCGACCGGCTGCCGTTCTCGCGCTATTTCGATACCGGCAGCAAGACGCGCCGCGACATTGTCGAGGGCGACATCGACGCGGCGCAGGCCAAGCTGGATGCCGACGTGATAGCCAAAAGGGGAAACGTTGCTGACCTTTCCACCCAGCAGAACCTGATCAATCAGTGGCGCGATACGCTGCGCGAGGATCAGCGGCTGAAGAAGCAGCAGCAGCAGAAGGCCACGCAGCCCAATGCGCTGAAACCGGCGACCAAGGTGCCGCCGCCTGCTCCGAACGAGAACCCGCAGAAGATGTCGATCATCGTGCCGCCGCCGGGCGTGCCGCCGCCGGGAACCCGTCCGGCTCAAGACCAGATCGAGAAGCCGCCAGCGAGTGGTCCGAACCCAGACCAGAACGCCTACAAGCCCGAGGACGTGATGGGTGCGCGCCTTAATCAAATGCGGCAGGAGGACATCTGATGCCGCTCGGCGAACAGACGACAGACAACGTCTACTTGGAAAACACGCGCGAGCGCGGCGATCAGGCGCAGTTCCAGCGCCTGCTCGACGGCATGAAGCAGCGCGGCACCGCGCCGCCGGACGAGCCGCCGGAACCTGCGCAGCCGACGCCCGCGCATGATGAACAGTCGAGCCTGTTGCAACGGATCGGCAAGGGCACCGTGGCGGTCGGCAAGGACGTGGCCAAGGGTGCGCTGTCCGCGCCGGGGCAGGTGGCCGAGGGCTATTTCGACTTCTGGCGCAACGCCGGGTCCGCCGTGGGCGAGTTCGGCGACTGGCTGAACATGAACGCACCCGAGTGGCTGGTTGGCACCCCGGAAACGCAGGCGGCTGACAAGGCGAGGCGTCAGGAACTGACGAATGCCATCGCCGTCAATCAAGGGCGCGACCCGAACGACCCCAAGCAGATGGAGTTAACGGCGAAGAACGTGCTGGGCATCGGTGGCGAGGCCGACAGCGTGACCGGCGGCCTCATTCGTGACTTCACCAAGTTCATGGTGGGCTACAGGCCGTTCTCGAAGGCGCTGGCGGCGGCAGGGGTCGGCAGCGTGGCGGCAATGTCGGGGGCGGGCGGGCTGTCGATGTTCTTGGGCAACGACCCGGACAAGCCGAACCTTACCAACATGGTTGTGGAAAAGTTTCCCACACTCAAGGGTCCGGTATCTGAGTTCCTCGCGACCGACCCGAACGACAACGCAGCCGTAAACCGGCTGCGCAATGCGGTGGAAGGCGTGGCGACGGGCGTGGTGGCGGAGGGCATCCTGCGCGGCATCGTGGCCTCGGCCAAGTTCACCCGCTCGATGCTAAAGGCAAAGGGCGCGCAGCAGGCTGGCATCCCCGGCGCGCCAGCGGACGCGGCTGCGGCTGACGCAGCGCGTCATGCCGACGACTTCGTGTCCAAGGCGACCGGCGGAGTTTCCCCTGACGCGCCCGCGCTCTCGGTATCGGTGGGCGCTCCAGCGGAGGGGTCGGCGACCGGCGTGCCTTTGAGCACTTCCTTGACCGTCGCGCCTCCCGGCACCCAAGCGCGACCATCCCAGCTTTCGACCCTGCCGCCACCATCAGAAGTCTCGATCAGCCGGACGATGCCGCCGTCCACGAGGACGGGGCCTGACATCACGCGGACAAAAGAGCCACTACCGGGCTGGGACGAATTCACCATTGGACGACCTTCAAGTGTTGCGGGGAAGCCCATCTGGCAGGGCACCGCCGATCATCGTGCCATTATAGCAGAGGCGAATAAAAATGTCGAAGGGCTAAAAGCCGATTTGGCGCAGGTGGTTGACGGGGTCGAGGGCGCGCGGGTGTTCGGAGCGCGGGCGAAGGAACTCAAGGGGGTCGAGAACAAGATCGCCACAGGGAGGCCACCGGAGGCGATTGGCGACTACCTTGGGGGCCGCATTCATGTGGACAGCCCGCAGGCCGCCAGCGACGTGCTGGCGCGGCTGGAGGACAGGTTCGGCAAGCTGCTCAACGTGGACGACAAGATCGCCAACCCGCAATACGGCTACCGGGCCATCCATGCGCAGGTCGAAATGCGGCCCGGCCTGACCGCCGAAATCCAGATCGTGCCGAAGGAAATCGGTGCTGTGCAGGAGAAGCTGCACAATCTGTACGACACCATCAAGCGGGTCGATAAATCGACGCTTGACGAGGCAGGCAAGGCCGAGGTGGACCGCGTCACCAAGCAGGTGGCGGACGGCTTCGAAGAAGCATGGGCAAAGCAGCATTGGCCGGGGCCGGAAGCGGCGGCCAAGGAGGCGAAGCTGCGCGCGGAGTTCGGCCCTTCGGTGCCGGGTCAGGTCACCGCCAAGGCCATCGGCGAGAAGGTCCGCGAGACTGCCAAGGCGGTCAAGCTGTCGGACCTCAACACGAATATAACTTGGGAGAACATCGACAAGGCCAACATTCCCGGCGTGATCGGCGACCTCGCGGAGCAGATCAAGCCGAACATCAGCGAGGCCAAGCGGGGCGTGCTGACGCTGGCGGCGCAGAAGGACATGGCCGAGGCGCTCAACATGACGCACGACCAGTTCCTCGCGCGCAAGCTGGGCGAGGCCTACAGCGGAGAGCAGATCATCGCGGCGGGCAGGCTGCTCAACTCGTCACACGCCAAGCTGCTCGAACTGGCGAAGATCGCCGAACTGCCGCACTCGTCGCTGGCCGACACCTTCCGGGTCAACGAGCAGATGGTCACGCACATGGCCATCCTCGAAAGTTTCCTCGGGGTATCGGGTGAGGCTGGCCGCGCGCTCGGCGCGCTGCGTGCCGTACACGCCGAAGGCAACATCGCGCGGGCGCAGGCCATGCACGAGTTCCTGATCGGGACCGGCGGCGTGGACGGGGCGCGCAACCTGTCGAGCATGATCATCCAGATGCACGCGGACGGGGCCGCGCCGGGGGCGATGAACCTCGCGCTCAATCGTGGCTGGGGCCGCTGGGCGTGGGATGTCTACAAGGAGGCCTACGCCTTGTCGTTCCTGTGGAAGCCGGTCACGCAGGTGCGCAACCTTGTCGGCAACAGCGCAAACGCGATCTGGCAGTCGGTGGACCGCAAGACCGCCGAAAAGTATTCGATGGTGCTGGGCCGCGACCTCGGCGACGGCGTGGTCGATGGCGAGGCGGCGGCCTACATGCGCGGCCAGCTTTCCGCGTTCAAGGAGGCATTCCGCACCGCAGGCAGGGCGGTCGCTACCGGCGAGCGGCAGTTCGCTCCGCTGCATGGCGGCAGCGCGGCCACCGACGCCTTCGGTAGCGGCGCGACGTTGTTCTCCCCGTCCACTTCGAAGGCGGTGGCCGAAAAGATGGGCAAGTCGGCGGTCGAGCAGGTTGAGTTCGGCAAGACCGTCATGGGCAGGGCCATCGACTTCATCGGCGGCACCGTCAGGATACCGGGGCGCTTCCTTGCCGCTGGCGACGACTTCTTCAAGGTCATTGCCTTCCGTGGGGAAATCGAGGCGCAGGCGCACAGGCTGGCGCTGTCAGAGGGATTGCAGGGCAATGCCTACGTCAATCGGGTCACCGACCTGATCGCGAACCCGCCGCAGAACATCAAGCTGTCGGCGATGTCACACGCCAACTACGCGACCTTCAACGACGCGCCGGGTGCGCTCGGGCAGGGCCTGATGAACCTGCGCACGGCCTACCAGCCGATCCATCTGGTCATGCCCTATGTGCGCACGCCGAACCGGCTGCTGGCCAACGCTGCGGAGCATTCGCCGCTGGCGTTCGTCATTGGCAACTGGCGCAAGGACTTCGCGGCAGGTGGGGCCGCGCGCGACCTCGCGCTGGCCAAGGTCACCACCGGGGCGGCGGCAACGTCGCTGCTGTTCGACTACGCGCAGAACGGCAACCTGAGTGGCCCGCTGCCGCACGAACCGGCATGGCGGCAGTCGCTGGAGGGGGCTGGCATCAAGCCGTACTCGCTGCAACGACCGGGAGGCATGCAGGTCGGCATCACCGGGCTGGGTCAGCTTGCTCCCATGATCGCCTTCGCGGGCGGGCTGGACCAGATGATGAAGAACCGCGACATCCACCCGGAGGCCTACGACACGATTGACGAATGGCTCAACACCGCAATAGCCATCATGGCCTACTCGTTCACCGACCAGACTTTTATGACCAGCTTCTCCAAGATGGCGAGCGGCATGGACACCTACAAGCGCGGCAGCAGCGGCGCGCTCGGCAGTTACTTCCGCGACCTCGCGGGCAGCGCGGTCACCGCTGGCGTTCCCGGCCTCGCGCCCCTGCGCGCAATCGGCTCGGCGATGGACCCGCAGCAGCGGCAGGTCGGTAGCTGGTACGACGCGGTGCTGTTCAAGAACATGCCGGGGCTGTCCGACAGGCTGATCCCGGTGCGCGACGTATTTGGCAAGGAGGTAGAGAACCAGCCCGCAGGCGCTGCGGGCGCGCTCTACAACTTCTTCATGCCGTTCCGACTTAGCTGGAAGAAGGACCACGCGACCTTCAACGAACTGGTGCGGCTGCGCAGCGGCATCCAGCGCATCGAGTGGTCGGCCCCGTTCATGGGCGTGCAGGTCAACTTCCGCGACCACCCCGAGGTCCTCGACTACTATCGGCGGCTGGCTGGCAACGAACTCCAGCACAACCCCAAGACCGGCGAGAAGATCGGGCTGGAGGACTTCCTGAACCGGATGGTGTCCGGGGGCGACCCGCGCTACTCGCACATTTACCAGAACAAGAGCGAGCCGGACGGCACCGGCACCGATAGCGGCAAGGCGGCCTACATCAAGCAATGGGCGCAGGAGTACAGGACGGCGGCGCAGCGGCAGATCATGTCGGAGGCCCCGTGGCGCTTCCCAGAATTCTACGCGGAAATTCAGGCTGGCCTTGCGCACCGCGAGCATCAGAAGCTGAACATCCCCTATCAAGGCCGTGGTATCGAGGACCGCCGCGTGCAGCGCCGAACCGAGAATGTGCGACCGATCCAAGAGCCGCTACCCGACCGCTTCGGCAGACCGACCGGCGGCGGTTTTAGAGTTCCGACCCAATAGGTGACACCATGACCGTTCCTTCCGATCTGGCGCGCGTTCAGTACAGCGGCAACGGCGCGACCACGGTGTTCTCGACCGGCTTCTCGTTCCTGTCGAACCTCGACGTGAAGGTGATCCTGACCGATGCCGCGCAGGTCGAATACGTTCTGGTCGAGAACGTCCACTACACTTTGTTCGGCGCTGGCACCGAGGTCCCCGGCACGCTGACCACGATGGCTCCGCCGATGACCGGCACGACGCTGTTCATCATTCGCGACGTGCAATTCGTGCAGGACCTCGACGGCACCACGCTCTCGACCATGGACGCGGGTGATCAGGAGCAGGCCTACGACAAAATCTGGCACGCGCTGGCGCAGCTAAAGATGAATTTCAGCCGGACGCTGCACACCAGCGACGGCTCGCTCGCCACCGTGCCGGGGACGTGGATCGCCAACGTGGCGATTGTGCCGGACGGCGCGCGGCGCGTCGTGCAGATCACCGGCTGGATCGGCGGACAGGGTGAAATGCCGCCGGTCGGCATGTACGTCGGCCAATTCAGCTTTGTCACCGACATTGCCGAGGCAACCGATATTCGCGGCCCCATCGGATTGACCGGGCCGCAAGGAATACCCGGACCTCAAGGCATACCGGGAGACACCGGACCTGTCGGCCCGGTCGGACCCGGCGGCCCCGGCACGGGCGACATGCAGCGGTCGCAAAACCTGTTCGATCTGATCAACGTCGCAACCGCTCGCACCAACCTCGGCCTCGGAAATTCCGCCACCAAGAACGTCGGCACGGCGGCCAACACGGTGGCGGCGGGCGACGACAGCCGCTTCCTGACCAGCGGCGTCACCACGTCGGTCACGCCGCCCGCAACGCCCGCCGACAATTCATTCTGGTGGAAAAGCGACACCGGCATTCTCTACGTCCGCTACAACGACGGCAATTCCGCGCAATGGGTGCCAGCCGCTCCGCAACCGGACTTTGCCGTGCTGGCGACGTTGGCCTCGCCTGCCTTTAGCGGCGTACCGACCGCGCCGGACGCGGCGGTCAACACCAACACGCAGCAGATCGCCAACACCAAATTCGTGCTCGGTCAGGCAGGCACCGCCACGCCGTTGCAGGCAGGCACCGCAGCGGTCGGCACCGCCACCAAGTTTGCGCGCGAGGATCACCGCCACCCGGCGGTCGCCACCGGGCCGAACCCGGCGGTGCAATTCATCGGCTCGACGCAGAACGTCTATGTCCCGGCTGGTGCGAGCCAGTGCGAAGTCATCATGGTCGGCGGCGGCGGTTCTGGAGGCTATATCGGCGGTGGCGGTGGTGGCGTTGCGGTGACGCACTACACCGGCTTGACCCCCGGCCTGTATTTCACGGTTGTCGTGGGGGCCGCTGGCTACAATGGTGCCGGGGGATACTCGCAATGCTATGCGGGGTCGCAATCGGTTCCGACTGCCCACGCCTTCGGCGGCGCTGGCGGTTCTGCCGACAATAATGCTGGCGGCAGCTACGGCGGGGCGGTCTACATGGGCACGCAGGGCGAAAGCGCCCACTGGGACGCCTATACGGACAGCAACGGCTTCACCACAAGCAGTTATTACAGCGGCGCTTCGCTGTACGGGTTCGGCGGCTTCTACGCCTACCAAAAAGGCGGCGCAACGCATGCGACAGGCTACGGCGGCGGCGGCGTTTACGGCTACGGCGTCAACGCTTCGCAGGGCATCGTCATTCTGAGGTGGTATCCATGAAGAACTATCTGCTGATGGACAAGGCTGGCCTCGTGCAGAACCTCGTGGTCTGGAACGGCGAGGACGCGATGACGCTGCCCCCCGGCTGGACCGCTGTCGAACGTGGCCCCAACGAATACTTCGAATTTGGCAAACCGCGCGGCATTCCAGCGCCGCCCACGCCTCCCGGCAGATAGGAGCCGCCATGGCAGCCCTCGATTTTCCGAATTCACCGACAGTCGGCCAGAAGTACCCGGCCTCGCCCATCGCTGGCATCCCGCAGTACACATGGGACGGCGAGAAATGGTTCACCGGGCAGGGCACGGTCATCAGCGGAGGCGAGGGCACGGTCACGCCCATGCCTGACGCCGACCCGGCGGTGGTTGGCGCGTCGTTCAAGTATGCGCGCGAGGACCATGTGCATCCGGCGAACTTCGCCTCGGTCGCCGACTTTCGCTCCAACGTCGCGGGCAAGTACCTGCTGACCGACAAGGTCTGGAGCGGTGCGGGCTATGTCGCGCTGGCGGAGAGCGGCGCGCTGATCACGCCGAACTTCAGCCTCGGCTTCGACTTCCTCTGCGCACTGACGGGGGCGGGGCGAACGCTGCAAAATCCAACGGCGCAGAAGGGCGGGCAGAAGGGCGTCATCTACTTCCAGCAGCCAAGCGGCGGGGCCTGCACCATCACGGCGTTCGGCACGGCTTGGAAGTTCGCGGGCGGCGTCAAGCCGGTGCTGACGCTGACAGCCAACGCGGTCGATGCCCTGTCCTATGCTGTGCTGTCCACCGACTACATCCTTTGCTCGTTCGTAGCGGACATTCGCTGATGCTCCCCGGCCTGACCGGAATGATAACGCGATCATCGGGCGGGGCGATTGTTAACCCGGATATTTCCCTCGTGGGTCAGGTCATCGGCGGCAACGCGGTCGGCAACGCGGTCGCCCTGACGCTGCCGCTGTTGCAGAACGACGACGTGATCTATGCGTTCTGCACCCGGTCGAACGAGGCCCCGGCCATTGTCATCGGGCAGAGCGGCTATGTGCTTTTGGCCAACATCGTCGGGGCCAACACCGTCGAAGGCGTGTTCGGCACGAGGCTTGCGGTCTACCGCAAGATCGTATCGGGCAGCATCGACGGCACGGTCAGCTTCAACGCTGGCGCGCTCGGCCTCGGCAACGTCGCCTACGCCTACTGCCTGCGCGGGGTGAAGGGTGTCCAGCCCGAGGACGCGACGGTCGTGACCGCGACCGGCACGGTCGGCGGCGGCCTTAATACCTTGCCGACGCCTGCGATCACCACCGCCACGGCGGGGGCGTGGGTCATCACCGCCCATGGCATGCAGATGAACAACAACCCGTTGAGCGTTCCCGTCGGCTACATCAATCAGGTGCTACAGACTTCCGGCAGCACCAAGAGGCAGGTCACGGGTGGCGCTGGCACCAAGGTGATCCTCACTCCCGGCGCGGAGAACCCCGGCGACTGGACCTACAACGAGCAGGGCCAGTACGCCGCCTGCACCATCGCGGTGCGCAGGGCAGGTGCCTGATGGCGATCAAGACCACCGGCAAGGTCGCGGTCAGCACCATCGAGGCCATGCGCTCGACGCCGCTGGCCATTGCGCTGCTGATCGTCAACATCGGGTTCCTCGGCTTCGCGGGCTATGTCCTCGGGCAGGTTGCGGCCAACGCCAGCGAGCGCAACAAGGCGCAGATGGATTTGATCAGCGGGCTGGTGAGGGACATTCGCGATTGCCGTCAGGCTCCGCGCACCAGTCTGGAGCCGCCAACAGTGTGGGTGCTGAAATGATCCCGGCATGGCTCGAAGTCGCACGGCGCTGCATCGGCATCGAGGAACATCCCGGTGACGCCAACAACCCGCAGATCATGCGAGCGCCGCAGATCATCGCGGCGGCCTACCCCGACATGGAAACCTACTGTTCCTATTATACCGGCGACAGCGTCGCGTGGTGCGGGCTGGCGGTGGCATTCTTCGTCACGATGGCGGGCTACCGCCCGGTCTACGGCGAGGACGACGTGCATCGCTTCCTGTACGCCGAGGCGTGGAGCGATTGGGGCAAGGAACTGGTCGAGCCGGTGCCGGGGGCGATCATCACCTTGAGCCATCACGTCGCGCTGTACGAGCGCATGCAGGGGTCGAACGTCATCCTGCTCGGCGGCAATCAATCCGACATGGTCAAGGAGAGCGCGTTCGCTGCGTCCGGCATCAAGGCGATCCGCTGGCCCGGTGAATAAAAAAAGCCCCCGCCGAGGCGGGGGCAACAGGATGGGGGTCACTTCTTGCGCTTGATGTAGTCACTGGCGGCCTTGCCCGTCAACGGCATCTTTTTGCGTTCGGCGGCCTCCTTCTTCCGCCGCTCGGCTCGCAGCCTTTCGACATCCGTGGTGACCTTCAGTTCTTTCGGGATACTAAAGGCGTCCTCGGCGTCGAACTTTTCCGGCAGCGATGGCGCAGCGAACAGGGCGTCCATAGTGGTGTCGGTCTTGACGCCAACCACCTCGCCGCTGGCGAGGCGCACCTTGGTGTGCTCGCGAGGGCGGTCGGCCAGCGTCATCGACACCATCCGCCGCCGCTTCTTCTCCAGCTTGGCCACCTCGTTGCTGGCTCTGGTGAGCCGGGTGTGCCACCGCTTCAAACGCAGTTCGACTTCTTGCAGGCTTAACTGCATGGGTCCTCCTTTACGATGTTAAACAGCCAATTCGCTCTAACAGAAGTATGTTAGCATATAATTGTGGCAGAGAATTTTAGCTTTGAGCGAATTTGGAATTGATCAATGGGTTAGCAGGAGAACCGCACCGCAATCATTGGCGAAAATAAATTTTTGGGGCTGCCTTAATTCTGGCTCTGCGGCAGCCGCTGGATCAGATTTTCGATGGCCTTGGCATCTTCCTCCGACACCGGGTCCTCGCGTTCGGGCCGGGTGACGTGGGTCGGCTTGAAGGCGGCATGCTTGGCGGCCTCGATGGCGCTGTTGATCATGCTCTGGATGTTGTTCAGGTTCGTGGTGAGTTCGACGCAGTAGCGCATGTAGTGGTCGCGCTCGGCGGAAGCGACGTTGAGGCGGCCTTCAAGCTGGGCGATCTTCTCGCGCATCAGCGCGATGTCGCGCTCCATCCGGTCGTTCTTTGTCATCAGGTCATCACGCTCGCCGACGAGCATGTTGATCGCCTCAACGCCCTTGGCCGCAGTCTGGTGCAGATTGTCGCCGCCGTTTTGCATCATGGTCCCCCCAGCATTGAAATCAATTTATCCTGCTCGCGCTTCGATAGTGCGGGCTGCGCGTCACCGCAGGCCCGGCTCCAGAGGCCGTCGAACAGCGGCACCTCCGGGGTCAGCAGGGCAGCGCGGGCGGCATCGTGGTTCGGGGCATACGGTGCGAGCCAGATCGGTACAGGCATTAGGTTCTCCTGACGGGCGTGCCGTCGAACCGCTTCCAGCCCATGATACGACGGCGGCGTGTAACAATGCCGCAATGACGGTCGCGAACACGCTTCACCTTGGCGATGATCGGCAGGTCCTGTTTGGCGGTCTTGGCTCTCCAGCAGGTCAGGTTTAGCACCGCCCCGTTCTCGATGGAATTGTCGCCGCCTACCTCGCACTGGATGATGTGCTCGTAGAACCTCGGAAAGCCGAGGCGCTGCCCGCACGGCACGAGGCCGGGGCAGCGCCAGCACTCGCAGCGGCCCGCGCTGCGGACGTGGATCGCCCGCTTGGTGGCCTTGGTGAATTCGAGCCTCATGGGCCTTCCTCGGGGAACGGCCCCGGTGCGTCAGGGCTGCCGGGGTGGATGATGTTAGGGTCGGTCAGGTACAGGTGACTAATCGCCACCTGCGCATAGTAGCGCGCCTCCTTGCTGAGGTTCGGCAGCGCCAGCAGTCTGATCAGAGCCTCACGAGCGAGGGCTGCGTTTGCCATCGAGAATGTCCACTATGTCCCGATACTCTACCGACTTCACCTTGCCCAGCAGCCGCTCGAAGATGATCGGCAGGGCCTCGTCCCAGAAGGCGCGGAACTGTTCCTCGCTCATGGCGGAGAACCTGACAGACTTGCGCAGCTTGATGAAGCTGCCATCGGGCATCTTGACCAGATCGAAGCGCCCGGTCTGTTCCTTCAGGTAGTTCTTGATCGCGTCCATCGGCACGCCGAGGCCGTCCGCCAGCTTGCTGAACACGACATGCGCCAGCGCCGAGAACTCGGGATTACGCGCGGTGCGCACCGACATGAACACCGGCTTGCCCTCGTGGCGGGTCACGTCCTGCGCCAGCAGCCTCTGATGCAGGGTGTGCGCCCGCTCGTCGTGCGGCTCGAAGCCGTGCGGGGTGATGGTGAACAGGCCCTTGTCGATCATGCCTCGTCCTTCAGCTTGCGAATGGCGGTGGCGATCATGCGGCGACAGCCTTCCCACCCCTTCGGTAGTCCATCTTTGAGGCCACCATCCATATCGTAAGTCTCCGCCACCTGAGCGCAGCGTTCGATGGTGGCGGCTACTCCTTCATCGTATGCTCGCACACGCTCATCTATCAGCGCATCAATCATGTGGCTGTTGTCGAGTGGCTCCCCAACCTGCGCGGCGTGAAACGCGCCGGGACGCGGGTCATCTTCTGGAAACGATCCTATGCCGCCCCCAACCTGCGCGGCGGCGAGGGCGTGCCATTTACGAACGGGCATGACGATGACGCTGCCACCGACATTCATTCCTATGCCGCCGTCTTTGGTGACATGGATACTGTCGGCGTAGTAGTCATCCTCGCGTTCACGCCATAACTCGCGGTCTGTATTCTCTGCCGCCTCGATCTGCGCTTGCGTGGGTGTGGTCACGGGAACTTCTCCCGCAGCACCGACAGGCGCAGATCGACCTCGGTCTGGAACGAGCGCACCGCGTCGGTCAGTTCGCCGATCATCTGGTTCGAGCGAGGCACCCGCTTGATGAACAGCTTCATGTTCTCTGGCATGTCGTCATTGTAGCTGACGTAGTCGCACCATGCCCGCCCGGTGCAGGCGAGCGCCCATTGCATCTGCTTCATGTACTCGTCGGGGACCTCGCCGTCGGTCAGCGTGGTGAAATGCGTGTTCGCGAACGGGCACTTAATTTCGAGCAGGCCGTCCGTTGATACAAACCCGTCCGGCGAGCAGCCCGACTTGGGAACGTCCGGGTGATCAACGAACGCGACCTTGCTGACCGAGAAGCCGGTCATAAAAATGTAGGCGGCGCGGGCCTTCGGCTCCCACTGGTTGCCTTCCTCCATGGTGGCGTTCTGGTAGGTCTTGCCGGGGACGCCGGTCATGCGCTCCAGCATGATCTGCGCCATGTAATTGGCGCGCACACCCTTGCCGGGCGTGCGCGCCTTCGCCATCAGGTCCGAAATGCGGGACGCCGTCACCTTGCCGCAACGCAACGCGAACCATTCAGGCGAACCTTGTTCGATGATCGCTGGCTGCTGGACGAATGCTGTCGCTGCCTGACTGCTCATAGCGTCACCCCCTGTTGTTTTGCCTTCAGTTCCAGCGCGGCCTTGGCCTCGCCGAACTTTTTGGCTGGCAGGTTGACCAGCGCGTCCACGCCCATGTAGTCGCAGAAGTCGGCGACATTGGCGTTTGTTTTCTTGATCCACTCACCCAGCGTCCAAAGCTGCTCGTCGGAAACCGGCCCGCCGCTCCCGGCACCGTTGCCATCGTCATCGGTGAGGGCGACGTTGAAGATCATGGTGAGCAGCCCGCGCATGCCGTAGGTCTTGGCTGACATCGCGGCGTGCGTTGCGGTCATCACGTCCTTGCCCTGCGGGCCTTTGGTCACGATGGGAATGTCGATCTGGTGGTGCTCGGTGTGACCGGCGCGGTGCAGTACCCGGCAGGTGACGCGCATGGTGTCGGTGACCGAAATACCCTCGGTCGAGAACGACAGCGCGAAGCCGTGAGCCGTGTAGGTCGGCCTGATGGCGCGGTCGAGCGCCTCGTAGCTGGCGTAGCGCGACCGCGTTTGCCGGTTCTCGCAGTCGCGCCGCACCGGCTCCAGCTTCTCCTGCACCTCCGACATGGACAGCGAGTACTCGGCTGACGCGCGCTCGGCGCGTTCCTTGGCGCGAGCGTCCATCAGCATCTTGAACTTGTCGCTGTCGAATTTCGGGTCGCGCGCGGCCCGGTCGATCAGAGCGATGAAGGCCTGCTCGTCGGTCATCATCATTGGCGGTGCCGGTATCACCATCCCGGCAACTCGAACTTTTCCGCGCTCGGTCAGCGCCGTGCCCGCTTCGCGCAGCACGGCCTTGACGCTGCTCCGCTTCTTCGTATTCGCCATCAGCCCCTCCTGTTGAAACCTAGTCCTGCTTGATGTAGCCGCACGACATCCAGACCTCGCCGAAGCGGGCCGGATTGCGGAATTCCGCGATGCCTCCGGTCCTTTCGACGTTGTTCATCATGCGGGTGATGGCGGCCTGCGCCTCGGCGGACGTTGGCGCACTAATCTGGACGCCGACGTAGCCCGGCGAACCGGGCAGGTCGCGCAATTCGATGCTGGTGACGTTCATTTCAGCCCTTTCTTTTCGATGCCTATATAGTACGCTGGTGGCATAGAAAAGCAAGGCCTTTGACCTAAGCCCCTTGCAAAAGGTTTTTGCCCTGTTTATAATTCGTTTAGGCAAGTCGGATTGTGCCCTTCAGGCTGGAGGGAGTGGTCCAGAGACAAGCCGAAACCGGACCCTCGGGTCCACAGGAGCAAAGCATGAAATCGGGAATACACTCGATCCAAGAATTCGCGGCTGAAATCGCCCGCCGCGCCGAGACAAAAAAAGACTTCATCGCCAACACCAAGAACGTCGAAATGGTCCCGCACGCGGGAGCGCCGACGGTCGGGGTCGGCGACATGGAGTTCGGCATCAACAAGATCGGGCACGCCCAGATCGCCGAAGTCGCGAAGATACCAAAGCAGTTCTACGACCGCATGCTGGAGGACCCGGACTATCAGCCGGTCCTCTGCGATACCGTCAACACGATCTGGCGGAAGCAGGCGACCAAGCAACTGTTCCGAACGCAGGACGGCGACCTTCGCTGCGTGCGCTCGGACAAATTCCGCACGGACATGGAATACGAGGACATCGCAGCCAGCTTGCTGCCGGTGCTGCTCGCCATCGACGTGGATGTCATGTCCTGCCAAGTGACCGACACGCGCATGTACATCAAGTGCGTGGACAAGAAGGTCACCCGTGAACTGGCCGCCATCGGCGGAAAGTTCGGCGACGGCAAGCACAACATCGTGCGCTGCCTGTCGCCCGCGATCACCATCAGCGACAGCGAAGTCGGTTATGGCGGCGCGAACGTGCTCACCGGCCTGTTCGACAGCTTCTGCTCGAACCTCGCAACCTTCAACGAACGCAGCGTGCGCAAGTACCACGTCGGTGCCCGCCACGAACTGGTCGGTGAAGCGCACTACACGATGCTCACGGACGAAACCAAGCGCAAGACACAGGTCGCCACCATGGCGCAGCTTGTGGACGTGACGCGCGCGGCCTTCGACCGGGTGCAGTTCGATGCTCTCGCCTGCAAGGTCGAGGGAACGCAAGCGGACAAGATCGAAAGCGACGATCTGGTCAAGGTGGTCAACATGGCTGCCAAGACCTTCGGCCTTAGCGAGGTCGAGGGCAAGTCGGTGCTGAAGGAACTGGCGAGCGGCGGTGACCTCTCCCGGTTCGGCCTCTACAACGCCATCACAGCGGCATCTGCGAACGTCGAGGACTACGACCGCGCCAGCGATCTGGAGCGGATCGGAGCGCAGGTGATCGAGTTGCAGGCGAACCAGTGGAAGCAGATCGCGCGAGCGGCCTAGCTGTCGGCTGACCACTTACCCGGACAGACGGCAGCGCCCCCGGAGCATCGTGCTCCGGGGGTTCTTGCTTTCGGCGTTTGGGATTTGGGAACACTAGGGACTGGACGCCGAGGCAACCGTTTCGAGGTATGACTTCTGCCTGCGCCTGCGGCCCTTGGCGATCATACCATAGAGGCCGAGGACGCCGCCGAACATCCAGACGGCGGCAGGCAGCGGTGTTTCACTCGGGAAGTTCTCAACAGCATCAAACGACGCACGCAACGTCGCTGTGTTGCTGGAACCTTCCGGCGAGTTGAACTGTGCAAACAGCACGTTGCCCACCTCGAAGCCGGTGATGCCGAAGGTGTAGATGTTGAGGCCGTCAACGTACACATTCGACTGACCGACATTAAGAAACGCCTTCACAATATCGTCGGAGCAATTAAGCCCGACGCAGTTGTTGGGCGTTTCGTTGTGCAGGAAGATGAACTGCTGATTGGCGACTTGCGGGCCAACCAGAAAGTCAGCGGTGAAGTTGATCGTCACGTCGAGCCACGCCTTCTCAATCGCGTTCCCTGTGATGGGCTGATTGATGTGCGTGAACGTGGCGAGGTCGAACTGCTGTCCATTCCCAAGCACTTGCGGCGGCGGGACGTTGCTGGTGAAGTCGTAACCGGACCTGCCAAAGCCGGTAGATTGGCCCCACCGGATTGAGGTGGTGCCGACGCCGGTCGCGACATTCGGGTCAACGTCAGACCAAACCCCCGAGACACTTGTCACGGTAACGGTCGCGGCTTGCGCCGATGTAGCGGCGAGCAGCATTGCCGTCGCCAGTAGTAACTTCTTCATAAAAACAGCCCTCCTATGGTGCCACCCAGCTACCTACCATGAGCCTATGGCTAATACAAGAACTATCTGCGACACCCTGCCGCACATTAGCCCCTTGCTAATATCATTAGCCGCAGTAGATTAGGGCTGTGAGAAACCCCAACAGAAAGGACACCGGAATGATCCTCGACTTCGGAAGTCTCTACGAAACCGCGCACGCCGCCGGGATGGCGGCGGGCTACGGCTCCACGCCGAACCCGATGGTGGTGTCGGAGGTCGGTGGTGAGGGCAAGTCTTGGTACGTCAGCGAGGGGGCCTGCGGGTTCGCTTGGGTCTGGTTCAAGGGGACCACGCCTTGGGCACGGTGGGCGGTGAAGGCTGGCAAGGCCAGCAACCACTACCCGACCGGCAAGTGTGTCTGGGTGAGCGAGTTCGGACAGAGCGTTGACCGGAAGGAGAAGTACGCGCGGGCCTTCGCCAAGGTCCTGAACGAGCACGGCATCGAGGCCTTCGCCGACAGCAGACTGGACTAGGAGGGCACATGACAGGACCGGGTGAAACCAGACTGAAGCTGGCGATCAAGACCGCCAGCACGCTGGCCGACGACAAGGGCTGGCTCGACGGCGAATGGGACATCGGTGCCGACGACTACGGCTCCGACCCCGACTACGACTTTCCGCAACGCGAACAGGAGGACGCCGAATGTCAGTGATCAAGGGCCGGGTTTACAGTTACCAGCCCGCCGGGTGGGAGCGGTTCGACCCGAAGAACGCCCCCAAAATCCCGCGCGGCATGCTGGTGCGGGTGATGAAGAAGTCGCCCTACGGCTGCCCCAAGCAGGGGACGATGGGGCACTACTTCATCGAGACAACCGACACCGGGAAGTTCATCGGGCTGGTGAGCACCGCCAGCCTTGCGCCGCCGACCGACCCGGACGGTGGCTGGAGCGACCCGGCTGATGCCATCGACTACGGAAACTTCCTCGCAAACCGAAAGGGCTGACATGAAACTCGACATGATGACGGTGGCGCAGGTGAACCGCGCCGCCAAGCGCAAGGCCAAGCAGGAGGAAAAGCTGATCGAGCAGGCCTACTACGCGACCTGCTCGGGCATCCAGATCGACATCATGGACATCGGCAAGGTGTTCCGGGTCGGGCGCATGAAGCTGGCGGAATGCAGCGACTTTGAAGCACTCAAGACGGCGATCCGCGCCTACGTCGAAACCATCCGCAAGAACTAGGAGGACCGCATGAAAGAGAGACTGATCGGGTGGGCGGTGCTGGCCTTCATGGTGCTGGTACTGCTGACCAGCCTCGCGGGGCTGATCGCCTAAGCCTCTTGCTAACAACCTTCGCAGGAACTATACTAAAGACATGAGAGAAACCAGACTGCTCGAACGAGCCAAGGCCCTCGCGCGCGAGAAGCACGGGGGCCACCTACGCAAGTATACCGGGGTGCCCTACTGGACGCACACCGAGGCGGTGGCCGAACTGGTCGCCACGGTCACGGACGACGAGCGGATCATCGCCGCCGCCCTGCTGCACGACACACTCGAAGATACCAACACCAGCTACGGCGAACTGATCACCCTGTTCGGGGTCGCGGTCGCCACGCTGGTCTACCAAGTGACCAACGCCTCGATGCTGTGTCCTGATGCCGACCGGGTGACCAAGGCGGCGATAGACCGCGACTTTCTCAGCCTCGCCTGCCCCGCCGCCAAAACCATCAAGCTGGCCGACGTGATCGACAACACCAAGTCGATCCGCGCCTACGACCCAGCCTTCGCCAAGGTCTACATCGCCGAGAAGCGGGCGCTGCTTGGGGTCCTGAAGGCTGGCGACCCGACACTCTGGAAGATGGCACACGCCAACGTCCACAAGGAGGGCTGAAACGACTAAGCCGGTCCTACCCTAGCCCAGAGGGCGGGCCAAGCGACCGGCGAGGCCCCCTGCTTGAACGGCAGGGGGTTTTCTGCTAACTAAATTCGCCAAAGGAGCATTATCATGTCAGAACGCAATACTGTTCACCCGCTTACCCGCTGGCGGTTCAATCACGGCTTGTCGCTGGCTGCATTGGGCAAGAAGGTGAGGGCCTCCGCTCCGCACCTTTCAGACATCGAGAACGGGGAGAAGAACCCGTCCGTTGCTCTTTTGTCCCGGCTTGCAAAGGTCACCGGGCTATCCGCCAACGCAATTTCCCCCACGGTGCGGGCGCGGCTCACCCGCGAAGCGCGGGCAATGCAGAAGCTGGAAGTGCTGGCCGGTAATGTCTGAGCACGAGCGCGACGACCTCTGGCCGGTCGAGGACATCGCCCATCTGCGGCGCTGGTGGGGCCGCCGGTCGGCCACCGAAATCGGTAATGACCTTAAACGCTCGAAGAATTCGGTGGTCGGTAAGGCCTTCAGATTGGGCTTGAGGGGCGGCCAGCGATCACAACAGCCGCAACCTAAATGGCCGCCCAAACTGCGCGCTCCGCGACCGCCCAAGAGCATGGAGTACGTCATGCGCAAGAAAGTGCAGCCGCCGAAGGTGATGCCAGAGGACATCTGGCAGCCGTTGCCGGGGACCACGCCGATCATGCTGGTCGATCTGGAGCCGGACGACTGCCGCTGGCCGGTCGGGGCTGGCTTCTGCGGCTGCTTTGCCGACCTCGGGTCGTACTGCGCGACCCACCGGGCTATTGCTTGGGCGGGTGCTCCGGGTGTAAAACCCTTGACCGCTCCACGGTCGGACGCCCGCTAGACATCAGCCCCTAGCAGTCATCCCCCGACCAAGGAACGCCACAAAAAGGCCCCTCGGTTCTCCGGGGGGTTCTTTTTTGATCTATGTCAAAAGCGTCCCGACAGTTCGCCGCTGATTTCTCGGGATACACCCCTCACCAACGTCCCTCGCTTGGCTGGCTCGCTTCGGTCGCTGCGGTGTGGGCTTCGCTCCCTGCGCTCGCTCGGTCGTCCCCTTGGGGCCTCTCCCCTGCCGGGGGGCCGCGCGTGGTGGCAGACCGGAACTGTCTTGGTCAAATCCGGGGGGGTGACCTACTATATCTAGTAGGTCGTCTGTGGATAATCCAACCTTGTTCGCGACGGGCGAATACGTTATGCATGGTAATGCAATTCTACCGGCCCTTCGTTGAGTTGAGCCGCCTCAATCTGGCCGAGGCCGATGAGGTCAACCAGCGCCGCACCGATCTGGCGGTGAAATGGAAGCGCCAGCACGGCAACAAAGGCAACGTGACGCCTGCGGAGCAACTGCGCGGGGTGCGCGCCGAGGTCGCCGCCCGCATTTACTTCGATCCGGTCCACTGGAATGCGGTCAGCGAGGCGCAATTCCTCGGCACGGAGCCTGATCTGGTCAGCCGCACCATCAAGATCGAGGTCAAGAGCATCGGCAACCCGCACTACGGCCTGATCGCCTACAAGGGTGAGCCTGCGTGGGCGTTCGTTCTGCTCGACCTGAGCGAATTCCCCGGCTGCTGGGTCAGCGGCTGGCTGTGGGGCCGCGAACTGATGGCGCTGCCCAAGGAAGAACTGCAACCGGGGCGGCCATGCTGGCGTGCCAAGCAGGAGCGGCTGCGCGACCCGGCGGACCTACGCAACAGGATTTACGATGAACAGTTCCAAAATGCTTACAGCGCCTGACGTGGACTTCGAGCGCAAGGTGCGCGCCACCGTCCCCGGTATGGCGCACTTCGCGCTGACCGGCCCGAGGGGCAAGTGCTGCGGCGACTGCAAGCACATGGTCCCGCGCGGCAATCTTGGCTATGGCTGCATGAAGTACTACGCTTTGATGGGCCAGTGGGTCCGGCAGGAACTGCCGCGCACCACGCCAAGCTGCAAATACTTCGAGGAAAGGAACCCCGATGGACAACGATCTGCCGACCGACGCCGAACTGGAAGCCGCCGCTGACATGAGCCTGCCGCCGAACGCCTACGCGCCGAGCAAGGCGGAGAAGTCGTGCAAGTGACCACGTCCGAGGACATTGGCGACCTGTGGCCGCTACTGGCTGCGGTGCTGGTCCTCGTCGGCACCGTGGCCGCCCTGATCTACGCCGGGTACATTTGATGACGCACACCCTGCGCCTGTTGCACTACACCGGGCCACCGCTGGTCGATCCGATCCATCCCAGCAATCCGCCGTTCACGCCGCAGTCGGTCTACGTCGTCGGCTTCCGCGCCACGCGCCAGAACGCTGAAATATGGACGCCGATGGTGTTCGCGCTCAACATCAACCGCGCCATCGAACTGGTGAACATTCTCAACGGCGGCAACGCCCCGGTGAACATCAAGCAATGGTGGAACGTCATGACGATGGAGACACCGACCGCCGTCATGACGCCGCCGATTGTCGCCACCGACGATGTTGGCTTTCCGTACGGCGGCCAGTGGGGAGCGGAGGAAATTCCGCTGCCGCATCATTTCAAAGGAGGCAACGATGAAGCGAAAGAGCAAGTCAAAAGGCCGTCAATCATCGCGAAAGCCCGCGAAGAAGAAGGCGGTTCGCAAGGCAACGCCTAAGCCCGCGCCGCAAAAGCCTGTCGATGTCGGCCCTGATGGCCTACGCTGATGGGCAAGGCACCAAAACGCAGAAGGAAGCACACCATGGCCAAGCCGAAGCAGGTTGAGCAAGAACCTGAAGCAAAACCCGTGCCGCAGGAGGAACAGGCCCCGGAGCCTTCCGCCCCGGCAGACCCGGTGCGGCCCATTGACGTGGGTCCAGACGGCCAACGTCCAGAATAGCTTAGGGCTTGCATCAAGTGACGTTCCAGCCCGGCAAATCAGGCAATCCGCTCGGTCGCAACCTTGAGAAGATCGCCGCCGACAGCCTGCGCATTGTTGCGCTCGAAAAGATCACCGAGAAGGGCAAGCACAAGGGCAAGCTAAAGCTGCGCCGGATCAACGAGAAGATCGTGGACGAGGCGATCAAGGGCGAGCCTTGGGCCTGCCAAATGGTCCACGACCGCCTCGACGGCAAGCCGCTGCAGTCGGTCGAAGGCACCATGACCCACCAAGCTGGCGACCTGTTCATCGAAATGCTGCGCGCTCTCAACCAGCGCCGAGGGCAAGTAATTGAACACGACACCACCGAACGACCGGCAACGAATGGAAGCATGGCAGCAGTCGGCGATTGAGGCCGACCCGCTGCGCTTCGTCACGGATGTCCTGCTCGCCAAGCCTGAACCGCATCAGGTCGAGGCGTTGACGGCCTTCAGGACCCACAACCACGTCGCCATCAGAGCCGCGCACGATCAGGGCAAGACCGCGCTGCTGGCGTGGGTCGGCTGGTACTTCCTGACCACGCGCATGCCCTGCAAGATACCCGTGGCCGCCAACACGCAGGATCAGCTTCGCGACGTGACATGGGCCGAACTGATGAAATGGGGCCGCATGCTGCCAGCGCCGCTGCTGGCGCAGTACGACATCGGGCTGGAGCGCATCACCCTGCGCAACATGCCCGAGGACTGCTTCATGGTGGCGCGCACCGCCTCGAAGTCGAACCCGGAGGCGCTGCAAGGCTTTCATAGCGAGAACCTGCTGTTCCTACTGGAGGAAGCCAGCGGCATGGAGGACATCATCTTCGAAATCGCATCGGGCGCTATGAGTTCGAAGGGCGCGAGCGCGCTGATGATCGGCAACCCGAACAAGTCGCAGGGTTACTTTTCGCGCGCGTTCAAGGAAGGCCGTTGGCTGTGGCATTGCCTGCATTGGCCTTGGCGGCTGAACCCGTGGTCATCACCGAACTACCCGGAGCAGATGGCCCGCGAGTATGGAGAGCACAGCAATGTCTACCGCATCCGGGTCTTGGGCGACTTTCCAACTAGCGAGGACAATGCTGTCATTCACCTTGACCTTGTTGAAGCTGCTATCGCGCGCGACGTGGATGTCACCGAGGGTCGAGCGGTGGTGTGGGGCCTTGACGTTGCGCGCTTCGGCGATGATCGCTGTGCGCTTGTTAAGCGGCGCGGCAACCACGTCATTGAGCCAAGCAAAGTCTGGAGGCACCGCGACCTCATGGAAACCTGCGGCATCGTCAGCAGGGACTACTTCGAGACACCCGACAGCATTAAGCCCTCTGCGATCAATGGCGATGTCATCGGTGTCGGGGCGGGCGTTGTTGACCGGCTTAGGGAAATTGGACTTCCGATCTTCGGGGTCAACGTCGGCGAGACATCGTCGGAGCCGGACAGGTACATGAGGCTGCGCGACGAACTCTGGTGGAAGGCGCGCGAGTGGTTCATGGCGCGCGACTGCAAGATACCGAACGATCAGGCGCTGATCAGCGACCTCGTCGGCCCGTCCTACAAGCCGCTGTCCTCGGGCAAGTTGCAGATCGAGGCCAAGGACGACATGAAGAAGCGGGGCCTCAAGTCGCCCGACGTGGCCGACGCCTTCTGCCTGACGTTCGCAGGCGGCGAGTTCGCTGCCGACTACCGCCGTCATCACATGGCGCTCGATGCCCCCGACGACATGCTGGACGAGGCGCGCGAGCACAGGCACTATGCCCACGGCCAACAGACCGACGCGCTCGGTTGAAGGAGGATACGATGGCAGAAGAAATCAAGCCGATTGACGTAGGCCCGCAGGGCATTCGACCGGAGGCGCTCGAAGCGCCCACTCTCATCGCGCTCAACCCATCGACCGCGCTGGTCGGGGACGCGCTCGACATCGTGATGGTGGTCGAGGGCACGCACTTCCACCCAGAGAGCGTCATCGTGTTCAACGGTCACGACGAGCCGACCAAGTTCATCGACCGCACGCATGTCTCGACCGGCGTCAAGCCGTCGCTGTTCGTGGTGCCAGCGGTGTGCCCGGTCGCCGTGCGCAACCCCGGCTTCGCCACCAGCAACACACTGGACTTCTCGTTCGTTGAGACACTGGTGCCGGAAGGGGCAAGGGCAAAGAGCAAGCGATGAAGTTCCGCAAGAAGCCGGTCGAGGTCGAGGCGGTTCGCTTCGAAGCCGGGGATACGCTGTCAGTCTTGCAGTTCATCGGCGGCAACACGCAGGCAGCTTGGGTGATGGGCGATGCTATTGAAATTTCGACGCTGGAGGGCGTAATGCGGGCCGACCCCGGCGACTGGATCATCAAGGGGATTGCGGGCGAGTTCTATCCGGTGAAGCCCGATATTTTCGAGGCAACCTATGAGGCGGTGACATGATCGAAGGCGTCATTCAACTGCTGATCTACGTCTGCGTCCTCTGTCTCGTTGTGTACCTCGTGCTGTGGGTGCTCGAAAGCGTGGCTGGCATTTCGCTTCCCGCCAAGGTGGTGCAGATCATCTGGATCATCGTGATCTTGGTCGTGCTGCTGCTGCTGCTGCGCTTGGTGCTCCCCGGCATGGGCATCAGGCTGGGCAAGGCCGACATGAGGCCTACCTACGACGCATCCGAGAACATCGCGGTGAGGCTGCATGCGCGTCACTAACCCGGCGAAGATGCCCTGCGATAACATCGAGAAGGGACCGGAGCACGACTGGATCAGGCGCGCCGACGGCACCGCCTACTGCACCCGCTGCGCCGTGCAGCTTAACGCCGAGGACACGCTGGACGCCTTCGAGCAGCAGAGCGTGCAGAAGAAGGCGGGCGGCAAGTGAATGCTGGCCCCGAAGCAAAGCTGGCTCGATGAAGTAACCAGCCCCGGCAACGTCGTCACCATCGAGCCGATGGAATGGCTGCCGCTCGAATTCCTCTGCTTCAACATGCGCGACATCGACCGGCGGGAAATCTACGGCAACCTCGCCACCGACAACCCGCTGGAGTGGGCGGCCATGATCCACCAAGGCGTGGCGAAGAACGGCTGCGCGTGGATCACTCGCTTCAACGGGCGACCTGCTGCCGTGATGGGCGTGTGCGAGAACTTTCCCGGCAACTGGCAGGTGTTCTCCTTCGGCACCGAGAAGTACCGCCGCGTGCTGGTCTACTTCAAGCCGAAGCTGGAGGCGATGATCGCCTTCGGACGCGCGCGCGGCATGCACCGGCTCGAATGCAAGAGCCTCGCCAGCCACAAGGACGCGCACCGCTGCACCCGCTTCCTCGGCCTCGGCGACCCGGTGCTGCTGCGCAAGTACGGGCGCGACGGCGACGACTTCATCCTGTTCTCGCGGGTGTGGGACTAATCCACAGACCTGCCTCGCGCGCGCGAGGCGGGCGTGCTATTGCTCGGCCTCCTTTCCAAGAGTGAGGGGCTAATCATGTGCTTCGGCGGCGGCGGATCATCGGCACCAGCGCCCACTCCTGCGGCACCTCCACCGCCTCCGTCCAAGATGGACGAGGGCGCGGCTGGCCGACAGGCCGCCGTCGATCAAATCCGGGCATCGCAAACATCCGGGTTCAAATCGACGGTCGGCCCGTCAGGCCTCGGCGGCGTGGCAGAACCGAAGGTCACCAAGACGCTGCTGGGAGCCTGACCATGTGCTTCGGCGGCAGCAAGAACAACAACCCGCCTCCCGCTCCCGCACCACAGCCGGGAGTGATCAACGTTAACAAGGTTGCGCCCGATCCTTCGCAGGCCGGTCCATGGCGCGGCGCAGCAGTCGGCGACAACACGAGCGGACGCACAGGCGGCAGCCTGCTGCTTGACGCGGCGAGCACGCAGCCCAAGACAACGCTGGGAGGGACGTGAATTGTGCTTGGCAGGCCCCGGCATGGACAAGGTTCTCGGCGGCTGGGCAACCATGTGGAAATACCAGCAGAGCGGCTCGCCAGCGGACTTGGCGGCGCTCAACAATTACGGGCGCGAGACATCGGCAGGCGGCGGGCCAGCAGCCCTTGCTTCTCCGCAAGAAGGTCCAGCCGCGACCCCGATCAGCGGCTCGCCTGCCGCCATCCCGACAAACCCATCAACCCGCGCGGCTGGCGAAGGCGCTATTGCTCCCGTCCCGCAGCAGAGAAAGGCGCTGTTGGGTGGATGACCATGTGCGGAACACTCCCTTGGCAGGGCGGCAACATCCTCGCGGCGGGCCAGCGGCCTTGGACCGAGCAGGAAAATCGCGACTGGTGGGCGCAGCATCCGGGGCCGGGAAACCCGTTTTCGAGCAGCACGTCGGCGGTTATTCCGAGGGAGGGTATGGCCGCGACCAGCGTGCCGATCAATCCATCGGCAGCCGCTGGCATCACACCCGCGAGCCGCGCTGCGTCAGATGTCAGCGGCCCGGTCGCAAAGACCTTGCTAGGACAATGAGAGGAACCTGATCATGTGCGGCGGCAGACCATCAGCACCAGCACCAGCACCTCCACCGCCCCCGAACACCGGGCCTGTCGCCACGCCCGTAGTCGAGGGGACGACCGCCGCACTTGGCGCTGCGAACCGCGCAGGCGGGGCCACGTCAGCAGCCGGAACGCTGGGCGACCCGAACACCAAGGCGGCCACCTCCAAGACCCTGCTGGGGCAGTAATGCCGAACATAAAACCAGCCGGATTGTTCTGGGGAACCCTCCTACGGGTTCTCGGCTTCGCTGGCATCTACACGCCGTGGGGCATCTACATCGTGCCGCGCTACTACCGCAACCGCGCGCTGCGGCGGCACGAACTCTGCCACTGGCTGCAACGCCAGCGCGACGGCTTCATCCGCTACTGGCTGAGAACATTCTGGTATCTGGCGAAGTACGGCTACGAGAATTCGCCCTACGAAATCGAGGCGCGCAAGGCCGCGCTGCAAGACGACGCGGCGCACTACAACACGCCGCAGTACCGCGAGGCCAAGTATGTCCGTTGACCCGGAGAAGCTGATCAGGCGCTACAAGGTGCTCGACAGCGACCGCGCCAACTGGCGCAATATGTGGGAGGACATCGCCCGCTACTGCGCGCCGCGCCGCATGGGCGCAGTCGGACCTCGGGTCGATGGCGACCGGCGCATCAGCCCGCAGATATACGACCCCATCGGCATCCAGTGCGTGCAGACCTTGGCGGCGGCCATGCACGGCATGCTGATGAACCCGGCGACCAACTGGCTCAACATCCGGCTGGCCGACGAGGCGCTCGACCAGATGGAGAAGGCGCGGCACTGGACCAACAACGTCAGCAAGATGATCAGCAACGCGCTGTCATCGCCCAAGACCGCGTTCCATTCGCAGGCCAACCAGCTACTGGAGGACATGGCATCGCTCGGCACCGCCGCGATGTACATTGGCCAGCAGCGAACGGGGCATATCTTCGTCAAGACCTACCCGATCTTCGACTGCTGCATCGCCGAGAACCAGTACGGCTTTGTCGATACCGTCATGCGCGACAGCATGTACACGGTGCGGCAGATGGTCCAAATCTGGGGCGACAAGGTGTCGAGCCGCATCAAGAAGCTGTGGGACGACGGCAAGTACGACGACAAGCACAAGGTGATCAACGTCTGCACGCCGCGCGAGGACAAGGACCGCACCTACGGCAACAAGCTGCCGACCAACATGCCGATAGCCATCTGCTACATCCAAGAGGAAGAACAGCACGTCCTCGAAGAAAGCGGCGTCGAGGAAATGCCCTATGTCATTCCGCGCTGGTGGGTTATTTCCGGCGAGGTCCACGGGCGCTCCCCCGCGATGACCGCGTTGCCGCAGATCAAGGTGGCAAACGCAGCAACCCGGACTGTCATGCGTGCCGCAGAAAAGGCGGTCGATCCACCGCTCACCGTCCCGCATGAAGGCCTCGTCGGTCCCGTCCGCCAGTACGCTGGCTCGCTGACCTACCTGCGCAACAAGACCGAAATCGGCCAGATGCCGACCTCGGCGATCCTGCCCTACGCTGGCGAATACATTCAGCAACTGGACAATGCGATCCGCACTACGATGTTCGTGGATCAGGTGCAGTTCGTCGGCGACTTCAAGATGACCGCCACCGAGGTGATCCAGCGGCAGACCGAACGCATGCGCCTGCTCGGCCCGGTGCTGGGACGCCTTGAGAACGAATTTCTCAACCCACTGGTGGAGCGGGTGTTCGGCATCATGTACCGGCACGGCGCATTCGAGCAGCCGCCCGAGGAAATCCAGAACGCCGACATGCGCATCGAGTACCAGTCGCCGCTTGCTAGGGCGCAGAAGTCGCAGATCGCGCAAGGCTTCCAGCAGGTGATCGCCACGCTGGAGCCGCTCGCCAAGCTGGGGCCGGAAATCGCCCAGCAGCTATTCGCTCCCATCGACGTGGCCAAGATCACGCCCGCGCTGTTCGACTGGTTCGGGGTGGATGACGACCTGCTCAAGACCGACGACCAGAACGAGCAGGCGGCGCAGCAGCAGAACAATCAGCGCATGATGCAGATGATCCCCATGCTGGCGAAGGCCTTCCAGCAAGGCGCAGGCGGCGTAGACAGCATCGCCTCGGCTGGCAAGCAGGGCGTCGAGGCCACTGGCATGGCGCAGCAGATGCCGGTGCCGCAGCTACCGCCGCCCGCCCAAGGCGGCCCGGTGCCGCAGCCAGCCCCGGAGCAGGGCGGCCAGAACATCCAGCAGATGATCACCTCGCTGGCGCAGGGCGCAGGTCCGGCCATCCGCTCGGCGGTTAGCGGCGCACCGCAATGACCGTCCGCATGAAATACGACGACCGCATGCGGCTGGCCGACTACCGGATGGTGTTCGGCTCGGCGGAGGGCAAGCGGGTTATCCACGACTTAATCGCCCGCCACTACGTCCTCGGTTCGACCTTCGCTGGCGACCCGATTACAATGGCGCACAACGAGGGGCAGCGCGAAGTCGTCCTGCATATCCTGCGCTACATGCAGATGAAGCCGTCCGACATTTC